AATTTCTTGCAACTCAGCAATTCGGGAAGGATTATTTAAGGCAACTTTAAAAGACAATAAATCATCGCCACGAAATCCTAAAGTATATAAATGGATTACTGCCATTTTTTCAAGTTCTGCAACAATGACACGCTGCAACCTTTGAATCGTTCGGGCGAAGCGGATATCCTTTTGTGCTAAAGTGGTCTTGTCTTCGTCGGCGCCTTCGCCCATTGTAAGATACGACTGGGGAATCTTTAAGGCTGAGAAAAGTTTATCTCTTAAATATTTAACGTCATCGATTGCAGTTGTGTTGGCGCCTCCTTGAATATTTGTAATATCAGTGGCCGATCCAGGACGCACAGGAATAAAATAATCTTCTTCGATTGACATTGGATTATATCGCAAGTCGACTCTACCTGTGGTTGAATCAATTACAGAATGGCGCTTAAGTTGAGTGACGATTTTTTCCATATATTGCTCAACTTCTTGAGGGGGTATGGCGCCGACATCAATTTTGAACAACCTTCTTTCAGACGATCTAATAACACGATAAGCCATCATCGCATCTTCCATTAAAGTAAGCTGGCGCCATATGCGGCGAGCGGGCTCTAGAATAGATGTGCCATACGGCGCATACTTGTCATTTCCTAAAATTCTAAAATGACAAACTTGCCAGTTTTCAAATGTCATTCCAGCTGAATTCCATTGATATTGTAGGTAATTTGGGTTGGTTGAGTCTTGACCTTCCATTCTCTCAATCTCTTGAGGAGGCAACGCTATGCAAGACGTAATGCCGTACTTATCATCAATATCTAAATACAGAAAAAAATCACCATATTTACACATGGTGCGGGCCCAGCCAAAAAGATTATATTGCAAATTTAAAATACTATCAAACAAAACCATCAGTACTGCTTTAATTTCTTCGTTGGCGCACTTTATGTTAAGCATCGGCCGAAGCTCAGAATATGTTGTCATTTCGTCCGCATAAATGTCCATAGTAGATGCAATCTCTGGCGTGTACTCCATTTGGTCAAAATCAACATATCGTTCGCCGCGGCGCTGATTAGAAATAGCATTGGCAGAAATAGTGTCTAGCGGATTATGTAATGACTTTTTAAACTGTTGCCCTGAAGCTGACTTAAAACGAGAGCTAAATTTGTCAAGATGTTGACGGCGAATCTTGCGACCTGATTGAGATCGGTAATTTACAATAGGTCCTGAAAATAGCCTTGTGAGTCTTTTGAAAAGCTCAGATTGTCTATTAGCGGGATTTTTGCCTTGTTTGAATGTTCTTGGTGCCATTTATTTTCTCACTTAATAATCCAGGGATATTGTTTATATATTCTCTCTGCTTCCGTCATTTTATCAAACATTTCATTCTTTTTATAGCCTTGTTGTCCTTTAATTTGAGTATTCATAGTTGTTTTAGATGTGTAAATTGCATTAACAAAAGCTTTCTGATAATTTAAATCTCTTGCATTTGCCTGCAGTGCCGTATCTCTTACCCAGCATGCTATAGCGAGCGCCATAATTAAATCATCATTGTAACCTTTCATTGCTTGCGGCCTACCATTCCTCCAAATAAAAGTTTTCATCTCGTTTACGGTGCGAGAAGAATATATGGTAATTAGTTTGTTTCTGATAAACTCCTCTAATTTGGCTACGATGAGTGGGCGTGTCTTCATTGATGTGGTGAATCCTGGCACAGCTGAATTATGAACCTCTGCTTGGTGTTGTTCAATGTATTGATGTGTAGACTTCATAGAGTGATAAACATTGGGATACTGGTAGTCGTCAATCAGCTTTGTCAAAACAGAATATCCAATATTGTTATTTTCAACCACCACCATGCATCCTCCGAATTCTCTTCCTACGCTGTTTAACATGTTTGCATACATATCCAAAGTTGGCTTTCCTTGGTACTCTCCGACCACTTGAAGAGTCTCAAGCTTAATAATATGAAACGTAGAAAAATCAGCACCGTCGCCCCGAGAAACATCAGCCACTAAAAGATAATTGCATGTCGGATCAAATTCTTCAAAAATCCAAAAGTTTCTATCAAATCCAGTTCTATATTTAGGATCTCGGACTGTAGACAGCATCCATTCCATGCACTCAGGATCTATAACTGTCTCACCAGAAGTATTGAAACTACATTCAAGCTCCTGTGCAATCTGGCGCTTGGACATGTTCTTGGTTTCTTTCTTATACCATTCTTTGTTTCGATCCGGGTGGACGTCCCACATAAGCGTGGTTAAATTAAAATTGTTTGTCCCTGCGTCTGAGTCTGTACAAGTTTTGTGAAACCAATTACCCACACCATTTGGTGTTGAAAGTGCGATACAGCGACCACCTGTTGATAGTGTGGGATATAGACCAGTCCACAATTCCTCTAAACCGTCAATATGGGCGGCCTCGTCTAGCACCAAGAGAGACAATGCCTCCGAACGACCTGCATCGCCAGAAGTAGAAGCTGCTTTGATAGAGGATCCGTTGTACAGCTCAAAGGACGTGCGGTTGTCTACATTGATTTTTGAAATTTTCAGCCACTCAGGAACATTGCGCATAATGTTCTTGACTTTCTTGACCAAGTTTCCTGCTGTTGCAAACTTGGTTGCCATAACAAGAATGGCCTTATCGCGGTGAAATAACATCATCCATACGATATAGCCAGCGGTAATAGTTGAGATACCTAACTGACGAGCTTTTAGAATAACATTAAAACGGTAATCATTAAAATCTTTGAGAAGCTCGTCTTGGAAGTCAAAAGTGTTAAAAAGAATAAGTCCATGTAATGGGTGCGATATTCTTGCGTAGTTGTTAAGGAAGTAGGAGGGGTCTTTTCCACACTTAAGTATCTCTTTTACTTTTTCTTGTTTGGATAATTCGAAGCTCATTAATCATTTTTGGATTTAGTACGCTTGTCGTTGTCCGGTCTGGTTCCGAGACCACCAAGGTCCAAGAAGCTGCGAAACTTTGCATCCACTGTGTCTTCAGAAGGCTGGCGATCATTCATTTCAGGCGAGAGGCCACCAATTTTATAGTGCTTTTTAGCTATAACCCATGAGCGGATCCGCGAAGTGCTTTCAACGCGTATATCTGCTTCACCTACTTCACTTAATGTGACTGCGCGGCCGGTTATACTTTTATATTCTTTCTTTAAAAATTTTACTATTTCTGCAAGCTGTCTTTCAATGTCGTCCTCGAAGCCGGATGCATATACTTCCCGCAAAAGAACCTCCGACTGATAGCTTAAACACATCATATCGCCGTAAAACTTCACATTAAAGCCATCCATAACCCGCTTATCTAAAATAGGGTTGCCATCTTCTCGTCGCAATCCGGCGGCTAGGGGCATATCATCGGCGCCTAACGCTCCATCGTAAGCATTTGCTGCTGCTTGTGCAAGACCTTGCACTATTTCATAAACTGTTGCCATTTTCGGGTCTCCATCCTTTTAGCCATTTCTCTTCTCTATCTTCGACATATTTAATGTAACAATTACTGCAACATTCAAATTTGACAAGACAGACATCATCCATAGATTTCTTTGGGAAAGACCCGCAGACAGGACAACTTTTTAAAGATTCTCTATTAAGTAGTTTTTTTGAGATCTTAATACCATTAACATCGACTTTTTCTTGCCACTCATCATTTTTGCGCTGCTTCTTATAAAACTGTTTAGATTGCTCAAGATAATCTCTCTCCTTGATCTCGTTCCAATTTCCCTTTGGATTTTGTACAGCTTCTTTGCCATATTTTTCAGCGATGGCCTTTTCAATTGCAGCAATTTTATTTGTGTCATCGCTCATGGAACATCCTATATCCAGCGTATGTAGTTGCAATTCCTGCTGCCACGCCACCAGCAA